AGGAGAGGGGGACAGAGTGGGTAAAGGTGGCGGTAAGGCGCACACACCTCGTGAGGCGAAGGATAATCTCAAATCCACGCAGATGATGAGCGTGATTGATGCCATTGGTGAGGGACCGGTGGAAGGTCCGGTGAAGGGACTGCAGAGTATTCTGGTGAACAAAACCCCGCTGACGGACACGGACGGTAATCCCGTGATACACGGTGTGACCGCCGTCTGGCGTGCCGGGGAGCAGGAGCAGACACCACCGGAAGGCTTTGAGTCCTCCGGAGCTGAAACTGTACTGGGTGTGGAAGTGACGAAGGCAAAACCGGTGACACGCACCATTACGTCCGCGAACATTGACCGCCTGCGGGTTACCTTCGGGGTGCAGTCACTGGTGCAGACCACGTCAAAGGGTGACCGAAACCCGACATCCGTCCGCCTGCTGATTCAGTTACAGCGTAACGGTAACTGGGTGACAGAAAAGGATGTCACCATTAACGGCAAGACCACCTCGCAGTTTCTGGCGTCGGTGATTCTGGATAATCTGCCTCCCCGTCCTTTTAACATCCGGATGGTCCGGGAGACGGCGGACAGCACCACGGACCAGTTGCAGAACAGAACACTCTGGTCATCGTACACCGAAATCATCGATGTGAAACAGTGCTACCCGAACACGGCGATTGTGGGGCTGCAGGTGGATGCGGAGCAGTTCGGTGGTCAGCAGATGACGGTGAACTACCATATCCGCGGTCGCATCATCCAGGTGCCGTCAAACTATGACCCGGAAAAACGCACCTACAGCGGTATCTGGGACGGCAGTCTGAAACCGGCATACAGCAACAACCCGGCCTGGTGCCTGTGGGACATGCTGACTCACCCGCGCTACGGGATGGGAAAACGCCTGGGGGCGGCGGATGTGGACAAGTGGGCGCTGTATGCCATCGGGCAGTACTGCGACCAGACGGTCCCGGATGGTTTCGGGGGCACAGAGCCGCGGATGACCTTTAATGCGTACCTGGCACAACAGCGTAAGGCGTGGGACGTTCTCAGTGATTTCTGCTCGGCGATGCGCTGTATGCCGGTATGGAACGGCCAGACGCTGACGTTCGTTCAGGACCGCCCGTCGGATGTGGTGTGGCCGTACACCAACAGCGATGTGGTGGTGGATGATAACGGCGTGGGGTTCCGCTACAGCTTCAGTGCCCTGAAGGACCGGCACACGGCGGTGGAGGTGAATTACACCGACCCGCAGAACGGCTGGCAGACCTACACGGAACTGGTGGAAGACCCGGAAGCCATACTGCGCTACGGACGCAATCTGCTGAAGATGGATGCGTTTGGCTGTACCAGCCGCGGTCAGGCTCACCGTGCAGGTCTGTGGGTGATAAAGACCGAACTGCTGGAAACGCAGACGGTGGAGTTCACGCTCGGGTCACAGGGGCTGCGTCACACACCGGGTGACATTATTGAAATCTGTGATAACGACTATGCCGGGACTATGACCGGCGGACGTATCCNGTCCATTGATGCTGCCACCCGCACCCTGACGCTGGACCGTGAGGTTACCCTGCCGGAGACAGGTGCATCGGCGGTGAACCTGATTAACGGCAGCGGTAAGCCGGTGAGTGTGGACATCACCGCACACCCCGCGCCGGACCGGATACAGGTCAGTACCCTGCCTGATGGTGTGGAGACATACGGGGTGTGGGGACTCTCCCTGCCGTCACTGCGCCGTCGCCTGTTCCGCTGTGTCTCCATCCGGGAAAACACGGACGGCACCTTTGCCATCACGGCAGTGCAGCACGTACCGGAAAAAGAAGCCATTGTGGATAACGGAGCCCGCTTTGAGCCGCAGTCAGGCACCCTGAACAGCGTTATCCCACCGGCAGTGCAGCACCTGACGGTGGAGGTGAGCGCAGCTGACGGCCAGTATCTGGCGCTGGCGAAATGGGACACGCCGCGGGTGGTGAAGGGCGTGCGCTTCAGTCTGCGCCTGACCAGTGGAAGCGGTGAGAACAGCCGCCTGCTGACCACCGCCATCACTGCCGATACGGAGCACCGTTTCAGTGGCCTGCCTCTCGGGGAATACACCCTGACGGTCAGGGCGATTAACAGCTATGGCCAGCAGGGCGAACCCGCCACCACCACGTTCCGGATTAACGCACCGGCAGCGCCTGCCGGTGTTGAACTGACGCCGGGGTATTTTCAGATAACGGCGGTACCGCGTCTTGCGGTGTATGACCCGACGGTGCAGTTTGAGTTCTGGTTTTCGGAGGCAAAAATTGCAGACGCCGCACAGGTGGAAACCTCTGCCCGTTATCTGGGGACCGGCAGTCAGTGGAGTGTCTCCGGCCCGCACATTAAGCCCGGAAAGGATTTCTGGTTTTATGTGCGCAGCGTCAACCTGGTGGGTAAATCTGCTTTTGTGGAAGCCAGTGGACGGGCGAGCAATGATGCTGCGGGCTATCTGGAACTTTTCCGGGAAAAGATAGGAAAAACGCATCTGGCAGAGGCGCTGTGGGCAGAGATTGACAACAGTCAGCTGAAGGACGAGATGGCGGAAATGCAGACCACCATCACAGAAACCCGCAATGAAATCACACAGACGGTCAGTAAAACGCTGGAGGACCAGAGCGCCACCATACAGCAGATACAGCGCGTGCAGAAGGACACAAATGATGACCTTGCTGCACTTTACATGCTGAAGGTACAGAAAACAAAAAATGGCATACCCTATGTTGCCGGTATTGGAGCGGGGATTGAGGATACTGATGGCCAGCCCCTGAGCAACATACTGCTGCTGGCTGACCGTATTGCGATGATTAACCCGGAGGACGGCAACACCACGCCGTTATTTGTGGCGCAGGGGAATCAGTTGTTCATGAACGATGTGTTCCTGAAGCGGCTGTTTGCGGTGAGTATCACCTCGTCCGGCAATCCCCCTACGTTCTCCCTGACGCCGGAAGGCAGGCTGACGGCCCGTAATGCGGATATCAGCGGACATATCAGTGCGAACTCGGGCACGCTGAATAATGTCGTGATAGCGGAGAACTGTACCATCAAAGGTACTCTGAGAGCGGAAAATATCATTGGCGATGTGGTGAAAACGCACAATGTCAGTCTTCCTGATCTCAGGGCTGCAGGGGAGCACAGACACGCGACAGAACGAACGGTTACTGTCATTGATGATCAGTCGTTTGACCGGAATATTGTTATCCCGCCGGTTTTTTATTCCGGTATTATCTACAAAGGAAGTGATGGTGACGGTGCGACCTCAATCTGTACGCTGACGGTGAGTGTGAATGATCGGGTGGTGTTCAGCAAAACCTCATCCATCGGTACCAGGCGTACGTCAGGGGGATACCCCGTTCAGGAAGACACCATATATCCCGGGTCATCCACTCCGTTCAGCTATTTCATGAGGATGGCGTCAGGGGGAGGTGATGTCAGGATCAAGTTCCGGATTGAGGTCATCTATTATGGAACTGCACCGGGTTTTATGACCACAGGGATACAGATCACAACGATGAAGGCGTCAGCTTCAGGATTTGTGGAAAGTTAATCCCGGACGATCGTGATTGCCGGAAGGAGACAAAAACCGCACAGTATGCGCGGGTGCCTTTGGCTGATGGCCGGAGGGAACACCTGAAAGCCTGATGTGAAAAGGCCCCGAGTCAACTTCAATGTTAACCCGAGGCCCTGATCCGTCTATCTTAAGCAAGTGGCAGGTTAGCGCCTCTCCGTAATAAGGAGCAAGTGCTGTGTCGCAAAAACCACCGTGATTTGTATCACTGTAGTGCTCATTATCTGGATCACCCACCGTTCACTGTGTGAATTCCGGTTCCGGATAGCACCTTTTTAATCCTGTAAACCACGATTTTTACCGCAGACCGGGAAACCGGCACTGCGGTTTTTTTTATGGGGAAAATCTATGACAGTCAGAATATCGGGCGTGCTGAAGGACGGCACCGGGAAGCCGGTGCCGGGATGCACCATAGAGCTGAAAGCGCGACGCACCACAGAGACAGTGATAGTCACCACGGTGGCGCAGGGGCAGCCGGGGGAAACCGGCAGTTACAGTTTTGATGTGGAGCCGGGGTGGTACCGGGTGACGCTGAACACGGAAGGGTACGCCCCGTCGTATGTGGGTGACATTCTGGTGAAGGCGGATTCTGAGCCGGGAACGCTGAATAAATTTCTGATGGAACAGGATGAGGCGCAGTATTACCCGAAAGCGCTTGCAGAGCTGGAAGCGGTGGCAGCGGAAATCCTGAAGCGTGCTGAAGCGTCGGCGGCGAGTGCAGAGGAAGCGAAGAAACGGGCAGAGAATGCCCGGGGACCGGCGGGCGAGAAGGGGGACACAGGTCCACAGGGTGCCACAGGGGCAAAGGGACCAGCCGGGGCAACGGGGGCGGTCGGACCAAAAGGTGAGCCGGGGCCAAAGGGAGAACGGGGAGAAACAGGTCCACAGGGACCGAAGGGCGATAAAGGTGACCCGGGCGGACCGCCGGGGCCGAAAGGTGACACCGGCCCACGTGGAGAGGCCGGACCACCCGGACCACAGGGTCCGGCAGGGCAAACCGGCCCGAAAGGGGATAAAGGTGAACCCGGCGCAACAGGTCCGGCAGGTCCCGCAGGCCCTCGGGGAGAAACCGGCCCCGCAGGTCCTGCGGGTCCCGCAGGCAGTGTCGCCAGTGTTCCGGATGCCAGCACATCACAGAAAGGTGTTGTACAGCTGAGCAGCGATACCAACAGCGATGATGAAACAAAAGCGGCAACCCCAAAGGCTGTGAAAGCGGTAATGGCAGAAGTGCAGGCAGCAAAAACGAAGGCAGAAGAGGCAGCAACCCGGGCAGCAGTCCCCGGACCGAAGGGGGACAGGGGGGAACCTGGCGCACCTGGTGCAGTGGGGCCCGCAGGCCCACGGGGACCGGCTGGTGCAGCTGGTCCCAAAGGTGATGCAGGCCCGGCCGGACCCCGGGGTCAAAAAGGTGATACAGGACCTGCAGGTCCGCAGGGACCAGCTGGCCCGGCAGGCCCACAGGGGGTTGCCGGAAGGGACGGCAATGTTTCCACCGGGAAATATGCGGTTGGTTCTTATGTTTTTGGCGTGTCCTCTGTCTATGCTGACGGCGAAGGCTTATTTTCATCAGGGATATATGAAAACATTCAGGGTAGCTCCATTGATCTGATTTCAATACAGACAACACAAACAGGCGCATCAACACCAAATCAAATCTGGTTTTTGAAACTGGAGGAGGACATTCCGGGGGTGTGGCGGGCATTTAAACCCGCCGCATATATTGATCTGATGCCAGAAGGAATGCAAGGAGGAAAGAACTCGATGTTTAACTTTATTACTCTTTTCCAGCGGATAGCGTAACGAGGTACGGCATGATAATAGCGATCAGTGCGGTTAAGGATCCGGTATATACCAGGCAGGGATGTATCAACTGTCTGGTGAAACTCACCGGAGTTGACGAGGAGGAGACGGACTGGCTTCCGTTTACGGCGACACCAACGGACGAAGCCCCTCATGGAAAAGAACTCTGGCAGGTACTGAACTCAGGTCAATATGGTCAAATCGCGCCGTATACTCAACCGGAAGATGCGGTGGAAAAAGCCAGACAACAGAAAATTAATGAGATCAACGCCTGGCGTAATTCGATGGAAGCGGCGAACTACACGTTTGAGCACAATGGGCGTAAATGGGACTACGGGAAGTCAACGCAGACGCGTCTTGAGCCGTCGGTGGCGGCAGCGAAAGCGGGGAAACTGCCGGAGGCGTTTTTCTGGACGGATGCGGACAATAATGACGTACCGATGGACGCTGAAACACTGATTGCTCTGAGTGCTGCTGCAGAGCAGGCGATGTTTACCAAAGGTCTGGAAATTCATGTCAGACAGCGCACGATGAAAAAAGAGATTGAAGCGCTGGATGATGCGGAAGCTATACTGGCGTATAAGGTCGGCATGGCTGACAGGTGAAAAAAAGAGGGGCGCTCCAGCCCCTTGCTACAAAGCTATGGCTAAATAAAGAATACTCAGGTCGAGGAAATAATCTGGCAATGATAATTAAAGGAGATGCAACGGCCTCCTTCACCCCTGTCAAAGATAAAAAACTGGGGAGTGCGTGCTCACCGAGAGCATGATACTTGTGGTTGATAGTTATTTTTATCCGGCGACAAAGATATTGAGATGAGGGCGCGGATGCAATACAGAATTTTCGTATTGCATGGTAACTGCTGATTCCTGAAACTGAAAGTCGTCATGAAACTGTAAGCGAAAAAACGGGGAGACGGCACGCTCCCCAAGGTCATACATGAGATAGTGGTGTTTTTATAGTCGAAAGAATAATTGCATAAAAAGAGTGTAAATTAAACATTCAGGGGATACAGAATTTTCGTAGGCTGAGGGATTGCTGAAAATAATTTAGTGCGTCCTTCAATGGTCATTCAATGGTCATCAGATTGTGCTGATGTAAACAGTTAAGCACAATTTGATTATTTGACTTTCTTCTTTTTGTGACTAACTTCACAATTAAATATGTAACCGTATACAAATTGTTGATGAATAAAGAGACAGCATAAGTGGCAGGCCAGTCGTAATGCGGATATCCCTTCGCGGACGTGATATCACCGACGTTATAGTAAGGAAATTCCGAAAAACTTTATATTAAAATTCGGAATTTCTTCAGGAGTAAGCTCATGAGAGCGGCGAGACATCAGATTTTCTTTATATA